GGTGCGACGCTGCCCAACGGAAGACACAGGAACATCGGAAAGCTCGATCGACCAGAAACCACGATCCGTCCGGACGGCAGGATCAAACCCGCCAAGCGAGCGCCCGCCGGATCTTGAGAATGGCACAACGCGTGGATCGCACATCAAAGGCGTCAGCAGATCTTTCGGCCAGACCAGAATATCAGCCATTGCGATAATCGCCTCCCGCCTTCGTAGCGTTGTATTGCGCAAGCGCAGCCGGAGCCATTCTGTTGGCCTGCCCAACAGCAGACGCCTGAATACCAGGAGCTGCCTGCTGAATACTGGTGTCAACGTAGGGTTTGATGCTGCCGTTTTTCGGATCAACTCCGACCATGATGCGCGCCGCACCGCCTGCCCCCGCAGAGAGGGTTTGTCCCGGCTTGGTGATATCGACCCGCTCGTTAGGAGATTTCCGAAACATCACCAGTTGGCTGTCGATACCGCCAGCACCACCAGGCATGATTGTTCCGCCCCGGGCAAAACCGAACAGCTTTCCGATACCGCCGAAGATGCTGCTAAGGAAGCCACCGCCAGATGCGCCACCACCAAGAATGCTGTTAGCCGAGAACAGTGCATCGACCAGCTGCGTCTGCACCTTGTCGATGATCTTGTTCAAGACGTTGAGAGCGGCATTTCCGAACGACTTCCAGACACTTTCGCCACTGGCAAGGCCTTGGCGAAAATCCGACAGGAACCCGTTCGTGGCATCCTTTGCAAAATCGAACGCCGAGCGCATTTTCTCGGTTGCGACCTCGATCGACGCCATCGCTTGAGCGAGGCCGGATATCTCTGTCTTTTGGGCGGCGGAAAGCGTGATGCCGCGTTGCTGCGCCTGATTGAGCAGATCAGTCTCGTAACGAAGCGCAGCAGCCGCCTGCTCGGTAAGCCCGATCGCCTGCTGTTCAGCTTTTAGCGTCGATATGCGCCGATTGGCTTTGTCGATGATGTCAGAATACTTCTCTGCTTCTGTCTTGCCGCCCTTTTTGCCACCACCATCACCAGAACCTGCTGCAAGCTCTTTATTGACACCGCCGATTGCATTGCCAAAATTCACCGCAGCTGGCGTTGCGCCCTCGAACGCCTTGCCGAGCTGGCCAATGTAATCATGGTTCAGCGCAGCGCTGACAGCAGCATTGCGCTGATCAACCGCGCCAGACAACGCATCGGAAAACGGATTGGTGATTTCACCAACCGTCTTTGCATTGGCGTCCAACGCTCCGATACTGACACCGGGGATATTGTTGACCGCTGAAATGAGATCATTCACCGTCGCTTTTGCGTTGGTCACCATCTGGTTTACAACATTGATCACCAGATTGGCCGCACCAATCACCGCAGCGCCAATAATGTTCGGAAAGTTCTGCCAGACGAACTTGATATCTTCGAAGGCCGCAACAAAGGATCCTATGACGAGATTGCCGCCATCCTTGGCAATCTGAACAACATCGACGCCGATTACCTTCTGGATTTCATCACGGAAGTGATAAATCGCCACGACGGCGGCAGTGATACCGACGACGAGCGCGCCAAGCGGGTTAGCCAGAATGGCAGCCGTCAACATGGTCACCGCACCAACAAGCCCGGATCCGATTGCAACAACAAGCGCGCCCACGGCCGACAGGATCGCCGGAGAAAACATGACCAGCAGCGCGCCGCCAGCAACCGCAGCATATTCGGCAATAGTCGGCAGATACTGGATGAGCGAACGAAGCGCCGCCGCAAAAGCGTCGATGCCCGCACCGAGAACCGCCAGCGCCGGAGCAAGTGCAGCGACGCCTGCCAACGCCACATCACTGATCGCCTGCCCGAGATCGCGCATTGACTGGTTGAAGCCACGAAGCTTGTTGCCCGCCTCTTCCGAAATGACCGACGCATTCTCTCCAAGCTTTCGGAATCCTTCGCCGCCCTTCTCAAGCAGAGGAATGAGCGCAGTCGCATCCGAGGCCATCGCCTCTAGATAAAACGTCATCTGCTGCTGATTTGCGCCAGCCTTTTTCAAGCTGTCGTAATAAAGCTGCAGCGCCTGCGGGCCCGAGAGGTTCTTGAATGCTTCGGCAGTGAGACCGATCTTTGGCGCGATATTTTCAAAAAAATCCTTCATCGGACCACCACCAGTCTGATTGAAGTCGCCGATGCGGTCGTTCACATCTTTGAAGATATCAGCAAGCTTATCGCCCTCGATACCAACAGAACGCGCCGCATATTCAAGCCGCTGAAAGTTTTCGAAAGAGGTGTTGGAAATCTGCGCGCGTTTGGCGATCTCATCAACCGCTCCGAGCGTGCTGCGCAAACTGACAGCAAGACCGGTCAGAGCACCGGCAGCCGCCGCAGCAGCAGCAACAAACGCTGTCTTGAGCGCAGCGCCAAACTTGTTGGCCGACGCAAGTGACCGTTTCGTGTCGCTCTCAAACTCAGCAGTATTCAGTCCGAGGTTAACGCGAAGCGCACCGATAACAGCGTTTGTCATTGCCCTGCCTGTTTTTTACGATGACGAGATCCAAGCCAGGACCGGGTGACCGCTTCGATCTGCTCTGCAGACATACGACGCCCGGTTGGCATAGCCGGCTCCCCGATCAGTTTTTCAAGCCGAGGAAACTTGCTCGACTTCTCGGGGGCATAGGCTGATAGGTAGGCAGTATGCCAAGCCTGAAACAGAAGGTTGTCACGCTCACGTTTCCGCGCATTTGTGGCACCTTCGATGATGAGGCTGACCTCGTACAAAGTCAGCTCCCAGAATAGTTCGTAAGGCTGACCCGCCTCAATCCAAGCCGAGATCAGCGACGGCCAGTCGATCCAGTCGTCGCTTTCTTGGGGTGGCTTGCACCGCCCTTCTGCGCTTTCGGCTGCATGAGCTGAAATGCCTCAGCAATGAGCTCTCCAGCTTTTTCGTGGCCGATCTCGTCGAGGATATCGTCGCAATCCTCGATAGTGACATCAGAGTGATGACGGATAAGAGAGGCGCGGAAAACCTCAGTCAGAAGGCTGATTGACGCCGTATCGTCGCCAGACAGCTCGCGTCCAATCTGCGGGAATGTTTTGCCCGTTTCGTTCTCGACATGACGCACCGCGCCATTACCAAGTTTCATGGTCCAGTCTTTACCGAGCGCACTAAAGCCGACCTCACCTTTGATATCGTTTGCCATTACGCGGCAGTCCCCCACGTCTCAGCGCCGGAGACAGCAACCGTAATGGTCGCGGTCATCCGGTCATCAATTGGGATGGCCTTTGAGAAGCCGATGATGCTCGCCTCGTATGTGACCGTCACGCGCGGCGCTGGTCCGGGGAAAGTGATGCGATGCTGCCGAATTTCGCCGGACTCGAACAGCTCGCGAATCATGACATCCGTATCGCTTCCAGGAACCCAATTGATTTCGAAGGACGCTTCGCCGTTGTCGATAAGGCCAGAGATATATTCTCTGCGGCGGTTCGGGCTCTGCATGTGCGTCGCATCAATGCGATCAGCCGTAGCTTCGCCAGGCGTCACATTGATGACTTCAGCCAACTCGACGAACGCAGGCGTCGTAAGTGTAGAATCAAAGATTTCATAGATCGTGCCGTAGCCAATGCGGGCGTCGGTCATGGTAATTCTCCGTGGTGGATGGTGATATCGATGGAATTGCGGAAAACACTGTTCACCTCACCCGCATCCGCAGCAGGTAGATTACGTTCGCTTTCGATGAAAATGCCTTGGATCTGACCGGCGCTATATCCAGACAGCAGCCCTTTGATCGATCTGGAAATCTCCGTTTCTTCAGCTTTTGTGTCCGCGTAAACGTCGATCTGCACGCGACTGGATGAGAACCCGGATGCACCGCGCATGTGGTAATTCGGATCATCGCCGACGAGCTGTAGCAACACATAGGGCCGCTTCACTTTTTGCGGGGCGCGCAGCCAATAGCGCTGGCCACCAGCGACCGAAGCCAGCAGGCCGGTCAACAACTCTTCCATGGCTTGCCCTACCTCTTGCGAGCCAAACGGCGCGCTGCTTTTTCGATATGAAACCAGAGTGAATTGGCGATGCGATAAAGCGTCGGCATCTTTTCACTATCCCAGGCAGGCCGCATGAAAGGCTGCGCCGGATGGCGTTCATTGCCGAACTCCTGCTGAACACCGGCAGGGTTGTTCGTCCCGACAAACATTTCCTGAAAACTTTGGCTGTTTTCCTGCCGGTGCAGCGATCTTTGCCGCGAGTTTAACCGCGTCGAAACGTCGATGCTCTCATACAGGTGATATTCATCTTTCGGTGCCAGCTGGCGCGCAGATCTCGCCATGGGCTCCGCGGCATCCTTCAGAACGTCACGCGCCACTTTTTTGCCAGTCGCGCGAGGGAGCGACGACAGCGCCGCCTCCAGTTCTTTCAATCCGTCAATCCTGACCGTCTGTTTCGCCATGGTTCACGCTCGCGATGGCCGTGATTTCAAGAAACCTGTTACGGCCCTCATCCGCCTGTTTGATGCCCTTGATGTTCCAGATCAGACCGTCATGCGATATCCGGTCTGTCGGTAGAACTACACGGGTGTTGGAGCTCGAACGCACAACAAACCGCGTCATCAGCGTTGCGCCAATTTGTCCCGCCGCATCCTTCTCGCCATCGCTGATGTCACGACGCTTTGCCCGCACCTTCAGCACAGGCAACCATGTGGGGATAAGTTCATTGAAAGCGTTAGCAACGTCCTGAGACCGCTCAATCGTGATGGACCTATCGAGATCCTGTGCTGAAGTCATGACTAAGCCACCGTTGGATCACGCATCATGCAAAGCATGGCAACAATAGGATTCTTAGGGTCAGATGTGCCAAGTCCAGACAGTAGGTCTACTCTGTCTGGATCATACATCGATTGGACCGCGAGAACGACCGCCTGCCTCACAGATGCAGGTGCGTTAGCGACATCCCACCCAGAACCGTCCACCTTCAAGTATCGAAGAACGGCTTCTGTGGCAGTGTCGATATAACCCTGCAAAATCGTGTCATCCTCATGCGGTAAAATTTGATCATTGCCGTCACGTTCTGCGATCCTTAGGGCCTGCTTCACGAAGGACAACTCAACCACGTCAACCATTCTCAAACTCCAGACGATGGCGCGCCTACGCGAACCGGACGCACAGGCTTTGCTTCTTTGGCTGATCCATCTCGACCGTCGCGGCCTCGTTTTACCGAGAGACGCCAGTCTTCGCTTGCATCAGGCTTCGATGACGTGTCCTTTTTGGCGATCCACAGACTGCCTGCCCAGGTGACTGCATCCCCAGCCTTGTATTGCCCTCCGTCGCGATAAACGCCTCGATCGATGACGACAGGAAAAACGACCTCAAATTCTTTGACGCGGTCACCCTTCTCGAAACACAAGGTGACCGTCTTTTCACCATCGTAAGAGAACTTAAGATCGTCAAAACCGAAACCATCCGCGCCGGGAAGTCCGTCGACACCATCCTTGCCGACGAAAACGCCGAGGTCTTTAGTGCGCCCGTCGCTCATGACAGCGATCAGTCGGCCACCTTCAGCTCGAAACAAGTCCGAGACATCAAGGCCATCTTTGCCGTCTAATCCATCCTTACCATCGACACCGTCTTTCGGACATGGAAGCGTGCCAACCTGTCTCTCGACCTCTGCAGAAATTAGCGGCGCAACATCCTCGGCAGTCACGCTTTTGCCGTCTCGAGGCGTTGGGATTGCCGCAACAGCTTTCCCCACAGCTTCATTGACCATTGCGCCGATATCCGGCAATTCAGGTAGCGCAGGAATTTCAGGAATTACGATCGCATCGACAGCGGATCGCAGATCCGAGATTGCACCTGAAAGATCGACAGGCTTGGGAAGGTTGTTGAATTGCTTTTCAAGACCGTCCAAACGCGCCGATAATCCTGACGTCTGCTCGGCAAGATATGTTTTCACAACCGCAACGATCTCAGCGCCAAAGGCTTTGCCATCAAATGTCATCAGCGAAGCCCTTTTAGAATTTCCACTAGCGCGGCACGAGCCTGCGCTTCGGTTGCGTTATCGTTCGCAGGTGTATCGACGCCCTGCGGCGCTACCTTTGGTGTTTCAAATGGATTATCCTGCGCATCTCGCTTTGCGAGCGCCGCAAGACTGAAATTCTGCTGTTGCAGCATGGGGCTATCACCGCCCTCCACAGGAGGAAGATCGAGCTTCTTTCGTTGCTCATTCGGCTTCATGATGCCCTTGGACTTATCCAAGACCTCCATCTGCGTAACACTATCCATGCGAAGCAGGTTGTCAGTATCGAATTCAGTACCAATATCCTCCCCCATGCCGAGACCTTCGTCGAGGCACAGCTCGATTGATTCCAATAACACCTGTAAGCACTGGGAATAGTACTCAATGTTCAAGTTCTGGATGTTGTTGAAAGTCGGCATTGTGCCTACGCCAATCTTGTAGGGCGGAACATGGTAAGTCGAGCAAACGACTTCCGCAGACCATTTAAACTGCTCGATGAGCTGCGCATCAACTGCCTTGGCTTTCATGGCCTCATATTTCAGACCATCACCAAGAACCGCGACCTTACCCGCGTTCTTTCCCGTAAAATTGGCATCCCAGTGCTCTTTGAGCCTTTTGGCCGTATCCTCTCCAATCGCGCCAGGCGCACTCAGGATGCCGCCAGGGCGAGCGCCGTTCTGGAAGAATAAAGTGCTGTCATTCTGGATGGCAAGGCCATGCATGGCAGCAAGTCCGCCCGCAAAAATTGGTGAAAGGCCGACCAACGGGTGGAAAAAGCAATTGAAGCGGTCATGAATGATTTCACGCGCTGGAACCACGATGTTTTCGGAAACGCCGCCGAGAACGTCCTTGTTCAACTGATAGAAAACACTGCCATCGGTCGAAACCAGTGGGGTTACCAGCATGGGATCAAGAACGTAAAGCTTAACCACCACACCGCGACCGTCGCGCTGCTTCAAAACGTAAGTGTTTCCACGCTGCAGCTTGGAAAGGACCCAAGCTTCCATAAATTGGATACGGTTCTGGAAATCATTCGGCTTGCGAAGCACGGGGGAGTAAGCGGGATTCTTTATCTCCGACCAGACGCCGTGGGTGTCTTTTGCCACAAGCTTGATGCGAAGCTTTGAGATGTCCGACGCGATCAGCGTCCTGCAAGAAAAATCTGCATGGTTCGAGAGAACGGAATCGTATGAGACCTCAACGTTCTGCTGCCAAGCGCCTGCAAACGATTCAAGGACGCGCCATAATCCACCTCTCCCGCTGGAAACTGGTGACATGGCCTTTTCGCCGGTACGCGCGCGGCTCACGTTGATGCCAAATATACGCATATCACTCCCCCGCTGCAGCAATCTTTGCGGCGATAGTTTCAGCATCCCATCCGTGGTAGGGACGCTTGCCGAACTTGTCTTGGTAAGCGGCACGTTGAATATCGACGTCGCCGCCGACTGCGGCAGGCTTGGATCCGCCTTTGCGTCCGTCACCGTCATGATCAAGGGGATGAATACTTCGCTTT